TTAGAACAATCTGTGCATACTTCCTAATACGGCATATACTTTCTGTATCATGGAAATAGGAATGTCTTGTGGGCTGTATTCCGGGCTTTTATTGGTGGGAATTAAACGAATAAAATCTTTTTGTTCTGCTTTCCCTATTCGTTTGACAGTCCGATAGCTTTCTGTCACGATGGCGTATATCTCTCCATAGGGGAGATATTGGACGGGATCGGTCATTTCTTTGAGGGCGATATAGTCACCATTGCTTAATTCGGGTTCCATAGAGTGCCCTGTAATATTGCACCATACAACACCGGGTTTATTGTAAGGCTCAAAATTTATATAGTAATCCGGATTAATTGTTTGATCATTTAAGACGAGATCGAAACCGCCAATAAAATCTACATTATAATAAGGTGCTCCTTTATATTCATAATTGATAGTAGGGGTGGATATAGCTTGAGAGCTTTCTTTTAACATGGATCCTTTTCCTGTGAGCAACCATTCCGCATTTAGATCGGGTATTTCCGATAATATATTTTCGATTGCATTGGAATTTAAAGGCATACTTTTGGCCTTACCTCTAAAACTTGCTGATGTCATTCCTATTTTTGTATAGAATGATTCTTTTGCAATCCCCTTGCTTTCAATTATTTGTATAATTCTATCTTTTATCATAGAAAATAAATTTGCGAATACACTTGCTTGTCGAAAATAATTTTTCGATATTTGCATCACCGTATTAATATTACCGGCTGTAAAGGTAGTGAAAACGGTTGATATGGCAATGAATAACTTTTAAAAACAAGTGATATGAGAAAACGAATAGTAGTAGATCGTGGTGAGATCAAGAAAATCTCAAAGGATTTTAAAGTCACGAGCAAAGCTGTTTGGGAGGCTTTGGTTTATCGCAGTAACAGCAGCAAGGCGAGGCTTATTCGTAAAGTAGCCATTGAGCGTGGCGGAGTTGAAATCGGTAATCAAAAGGATATGGCATGAAAAAGAAGTTTTTACTCCTCTTTGGAGATGAGTTCAAAGAGTATTTCTCTTTGACTGCGAGGCAAAAGTTTTACGTGTGGTATTTCTGCCTGAGTTTATGCTTTTTATGTATAACTGATGACAGCCCGGTTTGGGCGATTGCCGTGGTGGTCTTGAATTTTGCCAATGCCGCCCGCCTGATTAAGAAAGTACCATTAAATATAAAGGAGGATTAATCATGAAAAGAGTATTTCACGTTAAAGAAGATAACATTATCAGAAAATCGTTTGAAGATCTGCTTGATGCGGAAAGAACCTTGTACTCCGCAAGATGCCCCGAAATCGTCAACGAGATGGATGACACGCCCTCTCTATGGCTGTCTTTACAACCTCCTTATGCTCCCTCTCAATCTCGTTCACGGCGTTTTTTAGAACTTGATGAAGAGCCTTACTTCCGCTTGGCCGGCCTTTTGGAATTGACGTATAGAAACTCAACTCCACCGGAACTCCAGACGCAGGGGTTGACCATCCGGATTCGGGATAATAAAGCGTACTTCTGTATCTCAGGTTCAATCTCCTTAGATGATTTGCAACGGCTTTGCGAACGCTGTCAGGATAGTCAATCTCCTGATCAATGTAAAAGGTAATACAAAATGATGTTTCCATGATGATAACGATTTGATTTTGCAAAGGTAAGAAAAATCCCGGACGGTCTTTTGAGGTGGTTCGACTCCGCCTCCGGGGACAAAGTTTAAAAAGGTATGGAGTATTTTAATAAAATAGTATGCGTAACCTACGAGGAATTGCTTACAGTAATACCTAAAGGTACTTTGAATTCTTTGCTATATCGTGGCAAAATTCAAAGGGTTGACCGTGGTGGTGGCCTCGATGGATATGCCCGGTACAGCTATCCCTCCCTACCTGAACGCTATCGGATCCGCTTTGAGCAAAAGTATGGTGATCCGGTGGAGCTAATCAAAGAGCAGTGTATGAAAGACAGGCTTAAAATAGATGATGCCGCCCGAACATTCTTTGAGAATTATCGATATGACAAGGCCGGCGAGATGGTGAGCCTTACCGAAAGGAAAAAAGAGGAATACACCATAAACGCCTCGGTACTGAACGAGTTGGTATCCATCCTGAATGACCGGGAGGGCTATCGCAAGGCTTTGGGTGGAAGTACAAAGAAAGTATGGGAAACGATTATCGGAACGGCAGACTGCCTCCGTGATTCTTATGGCCACACGCTGCCTGAAAACGCCGCCCGGCTGAAAGACAAGATAAACCAATACAAGAAAGAGGGGTATTCCTGTCTGATCAGCAAAAAAATGGGAAATGATAACACCCTGAAAATAACCGAGGAAGCCGGTAACATGATTATAGCGTTAAAGCGTAGCAGCGTTCCCGTTTATACAGATGCTCAAATATTCGTGGAATTCAACCGGATTGCAGAAGAGAAAGGCTGGAAGCAGCTCCGGAGCATTCAGAGCCTCCGTGGGTTCCTGAACCGTCCTGACATCGAACCGTTGTGGTACGATGCCGTTCACGGGGAGCTGAAAGCCCACCAGCGTTACAGCCGCAAGAATAAGACCGAGCTTCCCTCGATGCGTGACTCCTTGTGGTATGGTGACGGTACGAAAATCAATTTGTATTACAAGGATTACGACAAAGACGGTAAGCTGGTGGTTCGTACCACTCAGGTTTACGAGGTCATCGATGCTTATTCGGAGGTATTTTTGGGATACCACATTTCAGACAGCGAGGACTACGAGGCGCAATATAACGCCTACCGCATGGCCATTCAGGTATCAGGTCATAAGCCTTACGAGCTGGTGCATGATAATCAGGGAGGCCACAAGAAACTGCAGAACAGCCATTTCTTTGATAAGATTGTCGGCCATGTTCATAGAACCACGGCTCCATACAGCGGGCAATCCAAAACGATAGAGAGCGTTTTCGGACGTTTTCAGGCCGAGGTTCTGCACAAGGATTGGAGGTTCACTGGTCAAAATATCACCACCAAAAAAGACACGAGCCGCCCGAATTTAGAGCGTATCGAGGCGAACAAGGATAAACTTTACACTCTGGCCGAACTGAAAGCGGCATACGCTGCCGCCCGGAAAGAATGGAACGAAAGCAGGCATTTTGCTACCGGATTGAGCCGTATGGAAATGTACAAAAACAGCGTGAGCCCTGATACCCCGGCGGTGGGTGTTCTCGACATGATCGAGATGTTTTGGGTGATGACGGACAAACCGTCCACTTATACTGACAACGGCCTGAAAATAACTATCAAGAAACGTGAGTTCACATACGAGGTGTACGAGGCCCCGGGTTTTCCCGATCACGAATTTCTCAGGAACAACAGGGGGCAAAAATTCTACACGATGTATGATCCTTATGACCATACCTCGGTACGGCTCTACAAGAAAGATAAGGCAGGAGAGCTGAGATTTGTACGGACGGCGGAGCCTTATATCGTTATCCACCGTAACATTCAGGAGCAGACCGAGGGCGAAATGGCCTTTATCCGCCGGAATATCGAGGCGAACACGGAGGATCGCATCGAGCGTCAGGTGGGAGCCCGGATCATCGAGCAGGCGCACGGCGTGAGCATGGAACAACAGGGACTCAAACGTCCGAAACTGAAAGGTGTAAAGAAAGAAACGGAGCGTGAGATTGAACGCCGTGTCCGTCGGTACAGTCAGTATCCGGAGCAGCTCTCCGCCGGTAAGGTGACAAAACTGATAAGCAACATCACGTTTGACCAGCTGAATGGAGACATCCGCCTGAATGAAAAGAAAGTAGCAGGAAAATTATAATTCAAAATAAAATGAACAGTACAATGACACAGCAAGAGAAAGACAATATCCGTGATGTTCTCCGGGTATATGCAGCGAAGTATTCCAGCCAAAAAAAGGCTGCGGCGAGTTTGAACGGCGTGTCTGCCGGTACACTGAGTGCCGTGATTAACGGCAAGTACGAGAATATCAGCGATGATATGTTCCGTAATATCATCGCTCAGATTACTCCGGCAGCCGCAGCTACCGGTTGGCAGCTGGTGGAAACGAACTCCTTTCAGGAAATATGGTATGCCCTGAGCGATGCGCAGGAGTTTAAAAAAGTCCGCTGGATCGTGGGTGGTGCGGGATGCGGCAAAACAACGACAGCCACCATGTACGCACAAAAAAATCATGAGGTGTTCGTCATCCTTTGTGATGAGGATATGCGGAAAGGTGATTTTGTCCGGGAGATCGCCCGTAAACTCGGTTTCAAGACTTGCGGGATGCGTATCCGTGAAATATTGGACTTGGCCATCGAGAGCATCATACAGATGGAAAATCCGCTTTTGGTATTCGATGAGGGTGACAAGTTGAACGATAACGTGTTCCACTACTTTATCAACCTGTATAACCGGTTGGAGGGCAAATGCGGGATTACTTTCTTATCCACTGATTACATCCAGCACCGTATCGATTGCGGTTTGAACCATAACCGGAAAGGGTATAACGAGATTTATTCCCGTATCGGGCGTAAGTTCTTTGAGCTGGAGCCAACCTCCTGCAATGATGTGTTTGCCATTTGTCAAGCCAACGGCCTGACGGACAAGAAACAGATCGCAAATGTGATCGATTTGACGGAGAAATCGGAGTTTGATTTGCGATGCGTGAAAGATGCCATTCACCGGGAGAAAAAGGTGGCGGCAGCGAAATAGTATAAAAACCTGTTCAAATGCCGGTTGAACGGCGTTTGAACGTAATTCAAAAAGTATATGAAACAAATTGTTTTACCACTCGCAAGCCGGTTCCCTGTAGGCCATTTGAAAAAAGGCCAGATTACCGGCTTTCCTGAGAAAGTGATTAAAGGAACCAAGATCCACACGTTTCGTGAGGATCCGGGCAAATGGGCGTACAACGTGGAGCTTATCAACTCCCATGATGCGGAGCTATCTATCCGCCGGTGGATTGGCCGTCCTTATCACACTCCGCAGCTGGAGGTGAAAAGATTGAAGAAAATCGGTATCCAGCAGGTGCAGATGACATGGGAGTCCGATATCGAGCAGCCGACCGTTTTCATAGACGGGAAACGTATCCTGAACGTGGAGCAGCTGGCTGCTAATGACGGGATGACTCTCGATGATTTCGTGAGCTGGTTTTTTAAGACCTCCGACACTTTCGAGGGAGTGATTATTCATTTTACAGATTTCAGATATTGATTTATGGCACGGGCATTATCGGTAACAGAAGCAGTAAGCATGAAGAAAGAAACGCTCAAGCTGACAGGTGCATGGGCGGACGCTTTCGGAGAGCCTGAACGGATTGGCGTTTGGTTTATTTGGGGCAATAGTGGTAACGGGAAAAGCAGCTTTGTCATGCAGCTTTGTAAAGAGCTGGCAAAGTTCGGGCGGGTGGCTTATGACAGCCTCGAAGAGGGTGCGAGCCTTACCATGCAGAACACGCTCCGCCGTTTCAACATGGCCGAGGTAAACCGCCGTTTCCAGCTACTTGACTGCGAACCGATATCCGAGCTTAGTGAAAGGATGGATAAACATAAAAGCCCCGATTTTTACGTCATCGACAGTTTTCAATATACCCAAATGAGCTATAAGGAGTACATCAAATTTAAGGAGGCGCACCGGAATAAGCTGCTGATATTTATCTCCCATGCGGATGGACGGAACCCTGATGGCCGGAGCGCAAAGAAAGTGATGTATGATGCCGCCTTGAAAATTTACGTGGAGGGTTTCCGGGCTTTCTCGAAAGGCCGTTTTTTCGGCTCTGTAGGGCACTTTACTGTTTGGAATGAGGGTGCGATAAGATATTGGGGAGATAACGCTTAAAACGAACGGAAATGAGCAAGAATAACCAAGTTATAACGATTTCGCCTCCCATGTTTATCGGGGAGGGAAACAGGAAAGAAAGTATCTCCAGCAAAGGCCACCGGTGTAGCTATTGCCACGGTAACGGTTTCTTTTGGGGAGAGGAACAACGGGAACGGGTGAAAGTTGATTGCCCGGTCTGCAAAGGTAGCGGTAAACTCGATGCCGTGATAACTATCGAGTGGAAACCTGCAAAATGATATAGAATGAGCTATATAGATTATACCAGAAGTTCTTCTAATTCTGCATACGAAATGACAGTGTGTATGACAAAAAAAGAATGCAAGACTTTGCTCCCTTTCTTTAGAACGGCGTATAAAAATATCAGGAAAAAATACGATAGGTATGAAGATATCCATGAAGGAGGAGAAGCAACGGAAAAACAGGAAAATCTACGAATGAAATACACGGAGGAACTTGGGGATTTGGAGAGTATTATATCAGAAATAGAAACAATTTTAAAACAGTGAGCTATGGGGTATGATTTGATTCCTAAAAAAAATGGTGTTGATAGTAAGCACGGAATGATATTCACTTGGCCGGTCATTTTAAAAGAAACTGGAGCCGGTTATCTGTTTGGATATGGAACGAATACATTTCAACCGGGAAAATATATATATGACGGTTCCCGTCTTGATGGCAGTCCGGTTAGTAACGATGGATTTGATGTATGGAAGGAGGATGCGCTTATTATGGCAAGACTTTTTAAGGGATATGTCTTTGTAAAACGGGGGCTGATTGAAGAATGGGAGAAGATGTCTGAAAAGGAACAAACTTTAGCTAAATCATTGCTTGGTGAAAAAGCGGCTCCTCCCTCTGAAGAATTTTTGCGGAAAGTAGAAATGTTGGCAGAGTTTTGTGAACAGTCTGAAGGATTTAATATATGGTGAAATCTGAATATGGATTATAACAGAATGGAAATAAACAAGGAACTTTTTCAAATAGGCTTGCCGGTAGCCTCTTTAAGCACAGTCCTGATGAATTGGACTTGCTTTAACCGACCGGAGAAATTGCTGATCAGCCCGGCCAAGAAAGATGATTGGGCGGTGGTTGAACTCCGGAACCCGGAGCTGGCCGCAGCTATCATCAAGGATGTGCCGGAGGCAATGGTAAAAGTAGTACAACAACCTGTAAAAGTCGTGCAAATATGAAAGCGTTATCAGCATTAAGACAGGTATTCAGCCTGAAAAAGAACGAGGAACTCGGCAGAAAGTTCTCTCCCGAAGAATTGAAACGTATTGTCGATGCCATGAAAGAGTATGCGGCATCCAAGCTGCAGGAGCAGCGAGCCATTTGTCAGCGTGAATTTGAGTTGGCCTATGACTCCGGCGAAAGTAATTTGGGGACGAACCCGGCCATTACCGAATTGTACGTCCTGCAATCCCTAAAAGAGAGTGAAACCCCTGAACTTGATTGATTATGGCAAAGACAAACAGTTATTCACGTTTTTGGACGCTACTGGCGAAAATGCCCTGTTCTGACAGGGACGGTTTAAAGCTGCAGCTTGTATCCAGCTTTACGAATGGGCGGACGGACTCACTGAGAGAAATGACTTTGAGTGAATATAACTCGATGATACGGGAGATGGAGAAGCAGACCGGATCCAGCCGTCCGGTCAGTTACGAGGTTCTGAAAAAGAAACGCTCTGCCGTTCTCCACCAAATGCAGTTGATGGGTATTGATACGGCAAATTGGGCGGCGGTGGATAACTTTTGTTTGGGCGTTCGTATCGCAGGAAAGAAATTCAGGGAGTTGTCCGCTGATGATTTGGATGCGGTATTGCTCCGGATCCGCTCCATCCGGCAAAAGGATATGCAGAAAGCAAAGAAAGAACTCAATTAACTTATTTATAAACCATTTAAAATGTGATATTATGGCACAGATTGAAGAAAAGCAGACCGTTGAAATGACGGCGGAGGAAAAGGCTCAATTCGAGGCTTTCCGTAAAGAAAAGGCCAAAAAAGAGGCTCAGGAAAAGGCGAAAGCCGAACGTGAAACGTACCGCCAAATGGTGGATGATGAAGTGAACAGCGCAATCCCGGTACTCCTCTCCTTGAGTGAGGATATCAAGGAAACCAAAAAGACGGTGCTGGAGAACTTTAAAAGTATTCTTGACATGAAATGCGGGGTTCTGAAAGTCGTAAAGGATGATCAGCGCAGCCATACCTTTACCAATTCGGAGGGAACCAAGCGCATCACTCTCGGAGTGTACGTGACGGACGGCTACCGTGACACGGTGGAGGACGGTATCGTGATCGTGAAAGAATACATCGAGAGTCTCGCCGACAATGCTAAAACGAAATAACTCGTGAGCATGGTTTTGAAGCTGCTGGCACGTGATGCCAAAGGCACGTTAAAAGCCAGCCGTATTGTCCAGCTTCGCAAAATTGCAGAGGAAAGCAACAATGACCGTTTCATGGAGGGTGTCCGCATCATTGAGGAGGCATACCAGCCAGCGATCAGCAAACAGTTTGTGAGAGCGGAAATGAAGAACGGGGACGGTATGTGGGTGACCATTCCTCTGGGTATGACAGAAGCATAAGGAGGGACGGTCATGATATACAAAGTTCAATTCCAAATCCACCGCAGAGGTTACCGCAAGCTCCGGCTTGAGGGCTTATACGTGCCGGAAACCGGTGTCGAGATGTCGGTTCCTGAAATGAAACGTGACGTTACCGAGTTCATCAAACGCCAGCTTTCCAGCCGGAACAAGGAATTTGAGAATTTTCAGGTGGAACTTACGGTTTTCAAAAAGCTCAAAACCGATTTCATGTATCACCCGAAATCAAGTGAAGAATTAACCATAATAAAGGAGGAATCAGATGGAACAGACGAATAATGCGAAAGCCCGGTATATTCCCACCCGTGTGGCTGTATGCAAGCGTTGCGAGGGAAAAGGCGTTGTATTCGAGTACAGCGATGAGAACAGGACAAAGGTATCCGGATCCTGCCAATGTCCGACCTGCCTCGGATCCGGCAGAGTGAAAGTGACCAGCTCGGTGATAACCACTATAAAGCCGTTCGTTCCGGGTAAGGATGACAAAGAGGGTATGCTTGCAATGTAA